AAAGTTGTGACTGCTGCCGTTGCGATCGTCGCTGTTGTGCTGGTAAGCTCGGTGATAGTACCGCCCGGTACTTCGATAACGGTGCCTCCCAAAAGTTTTTTAAGTCTTGCTGCATTAGGGGTAGTAGCCATACGAAGTTTCTCCTTTATAAAAAATTAATTAGCGCGTCGTGTTTGCTGTTTATAAGTAGTGGCAATGCCTGCTAAAAACACTTTATCACTATATAAAAACCAAAAACCCCCGCCACCGAAGTGACAGGGGAGTTTGTTTATTAGCGACTATAAGTCTGATCTATTAGATCATCCTCCAGACTCGCCGGTCAATCCGCGTACGACAACGATGCCGTACATATCGGGACGTACCATCTTCTTCGCATAACGAGTCATCACGCCCTTGCGAGGCACGAAGTCTTCTGGTCCGAAGATTGTAGGTGTGGTCTGCAGTGGCACGTATGGTGCGTACACGTATCCGCTTTCGAGGAAAGAAGAGCCGCGACGGCCAACGAGCAACACGTTGCGCAAGAAGTATGGATCAACGATAACGTCGAACTTCTTGTTCAATGCTCCCACCTTGACTGCTCCGATATCACCAGTTTCGGCATCAGCTGTGACACTAGCGCGGAATCCAGAGGTAAACTCAAGGACATTAGCGACTTCGGGTCCGCAGACAACGAAGTTAGCGCCACCGCGAAGAGTCTTGCGGTGAATAGCAGCAGAAACATCATTGATAGTTTCAATGAGGGTTTCATACCACTCGGAGACGGTACCCGTGAAGTCGGGTGCCTTGGAGCTAGCGCCAATCTCATCACCGGTGTCGCGATTAACGAACAGACCCGGGGAACGGGACCAGTATTGAGTTGCTGCGGTAGCACCATTAACCAAGTCAGCTAAGATTTCACGATCAATTTCAAGAGCAATTTGCTCCGAAAGGATCGATGTAAGCTCAACCTCTGCATCAAGGTTGTGGTAGGCGTTAAGGTCTTGACCTAACTCCGGAGTCCACTTAGCCTTGAGCTTCTTGGTTTGCGCGGTGATCGCGATAGAATCGACCTTGATGTCGATCTCTGGGATGTCAGCTTCGCCTTCAAGTCCCCATTCGGTTTGACCAACAACAGCACCAAGCGCAGCAGCGTTAGTGATATCATCAGTTTGCGCCCAAGACACAGTCGTATGGGACGACGTAAGTGTCTTGACAATCTTGTCCGACAAGTTCTTTGGAAGGTGGGCTCCACTACCATCAGAACCAGTACTTACGAACACCAACTTAAGACGTGGTGTGGACGAAGCACTGACAAGAGTGGTGTGACGACGAAGAAGTCTTGCCGCGGCTACACCAGCGCCGGCGCCAACTGTAGCTGTCGTACGAATAACGCCGTTACCAAAGGAACTCGAAACGTTAAACGATTGAGGTCCAATTCCCTTGCCATCAAGTTGAGCACACGCTGAAACGGGAATTGTAACTACAGCAACAAGAGTAGAGCCTGACACTAAGTCTGGATCGTATTCGATTGCCTTGTGAAGCACAGATGCCGAAGCTTCTGTCGCGCCCCAAATACCGTAAGAGCCTGCTTCTGGATCAAAATCACTGTTGCCGGCGGCAGAACCAGTTGGAGACGAGTAACCGTTATTAAGGTTATACGCGCCGCCAGCAAGGCCAACACCGTGAGCATCGAGATCGACACCACCAGTAATCCTGGAACCAACGCGGTTACCACCGTAGAGTGAGCTACTAATCTTGTAGCCCAAACGGTCAGTGGTAATAGCGTGACCACCAGCTTCTTGGCTGACCGTGAAGTCAAGGAAGAAGATGAGCCCACTTGGGAGACTCATTGGTTGAACGGAAACGAGATCGTTTGCGATCAAACCTGCAAAAACACGGCGGACGATTGGGAATGCAACTGCTGCAAAACCCTCAACGTCGCCACCAGCCATGCTGGAGCTTTCGCGGAGTAGTTCTTTTGCTTGGTTTTCAAGCAAGCGAGCCATGGACGAACGTTTACGGCTATCATCTAAGCCTTCAAGAAGTCCGGTCTTTTCCCACTTATTAAGTAGTGCGTGACCTTCGGCGCGCATGTCTCGATTAACCATACCTTCGGTTAATCGTTCTATGATACTAGACATTTTAAAATACCTCCTTTAAATTATATGTATTTTTAGTTTATACCTGCTAGTTTTTTCATTCTCTGGGAGAATGAGTCGGTTTGCACAGTCTCTTGACGAGATGCGCGAATAACAGAGGTAGGACGGGAAATTGCCTCGCTCAGTGATTTAGGTGTCTTGTTTGGTACAGACTCCACTGCGCTTTCAAGGGTTTTAAATATTGTCCTCGCTTCTGCTACTGAACCAGCGCTAGAAATCGCTTCGACAATTTTATTTTTTTGTCGCTCATTTAGGGAGGTATTTCGTAAAACACGGTTCGTGTATAACAAGCGCGCATTTGAAAGGTTGACATCCTCAAGGTTGTCTTTCATTTCATAAAGCGCCTGCTTGTACTTATCAGCGTCTGAGATAACTTGTTTATTTTCGAAAACTAAGTCTTCATAAGCTTTTTTAAGATCTTCTAATTCTTCTTCCACATGCGTACTTCGACGATGTGCTAATTCTCTTTCTGTTTCATAAATGGTTTGTTCAGCGGAGCGGCCGGCCCAGCCACCAAGCTCACCACGTACATCAACTGTTAACTTTTCTAAGATTGCATCGATGAGCGCGTTTTCATCGAGGTCTGGGTCGACTGACTCTGCGGCAATTGCAGAGATTTGGGCTAAGTCACCCATCCGATCAGCTGCTTCTCCAGCCTTCTCGTCTCCAATTTGGCCGGCGTACGAGACTTTATCGGTTGTATCGGTAAGAGAGCCTTCCTCAAGCTCATCTTCGTCTTCTTCGAGAGTTTCTTCATCTTCTTCTGTTAGGGAGCCAAGGTCAAGCTCGTCTAAATCAACCTCTTGTTCCTCAAGCTCAGCAGCAAATGCTTTTACTGCTTCTTCTAAAGCAGGTAAGTCTAAATTAATTTCAACGGATTCTCCATCTGCAATTGAGTCTACGATCTCACCTTCTTCCTCGGCCAAATCATCGAGGGCAGCGAAAGGAACGTCGTCAGTTACGTCATCGGAAGCAGCAGAGGCCACCGGGGATGCTCCCATATCTTGGGACATTGCATCAAGACCCTGTGGATCCCCAAAATCTTCCTGCTCTAAGATCTTGTCTAGGGTTTTCCTTACATCATCTGAATATTTCTCAATAATGGAAGATTCGGCAGTTCTAAGGGCTGTTTCGCGCAATGCTTTTGCATCGATAATCGCTTCTTTTAACAGATTTGACATTAATTTACTCCTACAAAAATAGTAATTCAAAGTAAATAGTACTATTTTGCTTGAAAAACCCGCTTTTTTGGTAACTATACCATTTGTTAGCTATGAAGCATCGTATAAGTGAAGCGTAGCCCAGTCGTAGCCGCTACCAATTGGAAACGCCACTACTTGTATACAGTCACCTTGTGCCAAAGCTACACCGGTAGAAACCCCGTCAATATTTTGGGCTGGATCATCATCACCAATAATACGCGCGACTGCAGAACCTATATTCTTCACCGTAAATTTAGAACCTTCCATCCCAGCAACAATTGTTGGGAGGGTCCCGGTGACAACCGAGCCATGATTGAATATTATTATGCTATCATCAACAGTAAGCGAATAATTAGCCGTTTTAACAGCTACTGGGTATCTTACGGAGCCGCTCAGATGAGTTGTTCCGTTAACCGAGAAAGTATTAGCTGGGGTTGCTGTATTTATTCCAACTTTCTCAGTGCCGCCATCAACAAACAACATGTGTGTATTGTTATTGCTTTCAACTCTAAAATCGACTAAAGAATCTGACCCTTGGTTAACTACCACTTCGGGTACGGCCCCATCAATCCGAAGACCCTCGCGCAATGTGCCGGCATCACTCGCTTTAAAGACGATATGTTTGTTTATCGTACTATTTTGAATAAGTATGTTGTCCGAAGAGTTGATCCCAATTTGTCCTAAATTGGCACCAGCACTTGAACTAAAGTGTATTGTAGGTTCGATACTGTTGAGAGTGAGTGAGCCAGAAAGATATGCTTTTCCACTTCCGCTTACAGCAAAAACATTACCTCTGCTGCTTTTAAGCGACAGAAGCTTGTCTGTATCTGAGCCGGTAACGTTGAGCTTGGCATCAACTAACACTCCGCCAATTGCCACACGGCCAGAACCAGTTACCGCCAAGATTGAATCGTGAAGCGGAGATTTAAAAATTGCAACAAGGCCATTTGTTGGTGCTCTGACATATAGTGTTGTCATCGTTGTGTTCTCAGGACCCAGAGAAAGTGACATAAGAGAGCCATGGCTACCAGATATAGAACCAGTAACACCCAATGTTGTGGCGATTTGTACATTGTTTGATGCGTCTAAGGTGGTAACCTTTGCTGAATTTTGTGTCGAGCCACCAATTGCAACGTTGTCCAGTGTGCCGCCATTAATATCTGCGGTGGTTACAGTACCCAGGTTGGCGACGGTCCTACCAGCGTTAGTCCAATTGGTATTGAAAGATGAGATTGCGAGCTGGCCGGCATTTGTTAGACCGTAGGCGCCCATGCGTAATGAGCTTCCCGTTATACCGGACGCTGCAGAAAGGTGAATAGCGTTTACCTGGCCGGTTCCGCTGTAGATAACTGCTTTGTTATTTACAACTGTGCCGGCTGAAGTGCCATCAACCAAGTTTAGCTCGCCGGCGTTTGAAGTTATAGCAGTACCTCCGAGTGTCAAAGATGAAATAGCAAATTTGCCATCGTTAGTTAATCCATAGGCACCCACTCGCAACGAACTGCCTGTTATGCCTGTCGATGCGGAAACACTAGTGCCGCGAAAAGTGTGCCCGTAAACGTCGTAAGAACCGGAGAAAACAACAGATGATGTAACCGCAGAAGCTGAGACAATGAGCCTTTGTACTCCATTCGTTTTAAGTGCTACTAAATCATTCTCAAAATCAATCTGGGTGTCGTTTGGATCACCTTCATACTGTATGTCACCGCTGTGCTGGTTTCCTTTCTGGGAATTGTACGCCATTTATATTTTCTCCTTGATATATTTGTTAATGTAAATAGTTGTAGCTTTCCGCTAGCTACCTAATGTTCCGATAATCCACCAGTTTTCTCCATCTGACTGCAGTGTTCTTGACGAATAGTTCATTTTCATGGCGACTGTATCGCGTAAATCTATATCGCCTTCTTCCACTTTTATCGTGACCGCATTTGAGTTTAACTTAAATTTATCTGTATGTGTTTTTTTAATCACCAAAACCCTGCCTTTATTGTTGCAAGCAGGAGGGAGATTGACTGTAATCGGACTCTTAACTGAGTCGCACAAAATTGTGTAATCGCTGGCTTCAACTTGATATTCTCTTGATACAATAGTTTTTATATTTTTTATAATCGCGCCGCGGCATGTTAGTGAATTTTCAACTTCTACTTCGGTCGACTGTGTCTTGCCTTGTATTTTTAAAAGATTTTTATCGGCATCATAAGTTAAATTTGAAGAAGCTTCAAAGCCTTTTCTGCCTTTAACTTGAATTTCGTTAGGGGAACCAGCTGAATGTGGTATTTTATTTTTTATATAGCTTTCGTATAGGTTCGATAATGTAGTGTTGTATGTTTGGCCACGGGAAGTATCAGACACCAAAAGCAAATCAGAATCACTTAAGTTTTGGCCATCACTTATGATGTCACTTGTTCTGGTTGGATCAATCACTAGATCATTGTTGGAATTAACTGACAATCCGCTGGTGGAACTTAAAGATACTCCGAGACCCTCGTTACCTACTCTCAAACCATTTGTCGTCATTAGTTGTAGACTTCCTCTTATATCTCGGAAAGGTGGACCTAGGGCAATTTGCTCCGCTTTTATCAAGCCGGCTAGTTGATACGCCTGTAGGTTCGTCAATTTTTCTCCCGAACCCATAAAATATTCAGCACGAACATTTTTGGCAGCTAAACAATTATCAGAAAAAGTTAAATTGTGGCTGCTTCGGGCGCCGGTAGGAGCATCGTAAATCAATAAAGCATCTTTACTCCGACCCTTTATATCTCTGATCGCAACGTCTTTCAAAGTTGCACAAGGGCTCTGGGCATCTGTATCATAGAACACGCTAGCGCTGATGGTGTTCTTGAATATCTTAATTCCATCGATTTCTTGATCGCCGTATTGGTCAACAGACCCTTCGACTGCACCTTTTAAAACATTATAAGCCATTTTTTACCTCGCCAACAATAAATAGCTTGGCTTTTATTTAACATCCACAAAAAAGAGGATGCCCCCCGTAAAGAGAGGCATCCAAGAATAAACAAGTTGTTTTGTCGAAACAAAACAAGATTGATTAGATGATGTACCAGTGCTCGTTATTCATAGCAACCAAGGTAACAGCAGAACCGGTTGATTCAAGGAAAATTGAACCTGCGGCAGCGCCGTCCTCAATGCAGTCGTTTGCAGCAGCTTTAAGGTTAACGTTCGCTTGTGAGCCCGAAAGCTTGACATGAAGAACTTTACCTTGAGTAGCCGATGGAAGTGTGTAGACCGCACCACCAAGACCGGTTGTAGAGCCAGACTTGATAAGAGCAAAGTCTGTTGAACTAGAGATGGTAGTTGCGTACGGGGACGCGCCATAGTGTCCAACATCCAAAGTCGTATCTGCACCAACGATTTCATCAGCGTAGATTTTTCTCCAGCGAAGAGTGTCACTACCCAAGTCGCGTGCAGAATCAGTCTTTGGAATAAGATCCGAGTCAATGCGACCGGTTACAGTGATGTCATCACCACTAGCGTTACCAAGAGTAACTGTACCGTTAAAGGATGCTGCACCATCAACACCAAGATCACCAATACCGATAATGTTTTCACCATCAGCATCTAACTCAATTGCGAGTTTGGGGATACTGACGTAGCCAGTGTTTGTTACACCAAAGGCAGCGATCTGAAGAGAACTACCTGTGATACCTGCCGAGCTGGATACTTTTGCGGTGGGCCCAACTGCCAAGTGTTGGGTACCTAAAAGGACTCCAGTGTTGGTGATTGTAGCACCTGTAGTACCAGCGAGACCGATTACAATTGAACTACCAGTAATACCAGTAGAAGCAGACAATGATGTTCCGTTAACCTGACCTGCAGCGCCGTAGATTACACCTTTGCTGTTAACAACTGTAGCGGCAGATGAGCCGTCGAGCAAGTTGAGTTCAGCAGCAGTTGAAGTAACTGCGCCGTCAGCAAGGTTAAGGCCACCAGCTTTAGCGACAGTTAAATCACTGTTCGCTTTCACAGTAACGTTAGCCGCACCAAGTACCAGCAAGTCAGCGTTAGTTGCGTTACCAACTTCAGCGTCGTCAGCACCCTTGAAGCCAGTACCTTGAACAATACCGCCAGCGCTGTAAATAACAGCCTTGCTATTGACAACTGTGCCAGCTACTGCAGTATCGAGCAAGTTAAGCTCTGCAGCAGTTGAAGTAACCGCAGCACCGCCGTAGTTGAAGCCACCGACTGTAGCAACCGAGAAATCAACACCATCTTTGACAGTGATTTCCGCAGCTGCGAAGTTCAATGCATCTGCATTGGTGGCGTTACCGATATCGAATCCATCTGGACCCTTGAAGTCGGTAGCTTGAACGATACCAGCATTACTGTAGATTACAGCTTTACTCTGGACGACTGTGCCCGCGGCCGCGGTGTCGAGCAAGTTAAGCTCGGCTGCGGTCGACGTAACTACGTCGCCTCCGAGCATAAGCCCGATAGAACCGTTGTGTCGTGGGACGTCGACGTTACCGTCTTCCAAGACAACCAAGTTTTTCAACCTAGTAATTGTTGTGCCATCCGGACCTTTTCCGTTAAGGAATGTGATCTCGCCGGCTTGTTCAAGGGCACCTGATAGTGCTGCTTGACCGATTTGAAATTTATAAGCCATTTATAAAAACCCTCCATATTTAAGTTTTTTAACTTAGACAAATATTAAACAACACTGACTCGCAAGTCAATGTTGTAAATTTAACGTTTGCCCACTCTTAAATAGTCACTTAGTCACTGCTTTTATCGTTTATATTATTGGTGTAAGCTAATACTGGCGTTACTTGTCATATCAGCACTAAATATTATTATTTTTGATACAAGTCATGCGTTATAAAATCCACCAATCACTAGTGTTATAGGCGATCAGGGTGACTGCAGAGCCAGTTGATTCTAAATAAATAGAGTTGGTGAGGGCGCCGCCTTCGATCCGATCTCCAGTCGCGGCTACTACAGAAACATTAGATACTGATGCAGATAATTTAACATGTAATACTTTGCCGGCTGAAGAAGCCGGCAGCGTGTATATCGCGCCACCTATTCCTGTTGTCGAGCCTGATTTGATGAGTGCAAAATCAGCCGACGAAGATATAATCGTGCCAAGAGGGGCTGAGCCATATTGTTCAACATCAAGTGGACCTCCTCCCCCGCCGCCGGATCCGGTAATACCGGTTAGTCGGCTGCCATCTCCTTCGAAAAAGTTAGCTTTGATGCCGATACTCGCAGTTAGATCCCCCGTTATACTAAGAGTATCCCCATCAAATAGTAAATTTGATTCACACGTTATCGTGTTTGCGTTTCCTCCAACATTAGTTATGAGTGAATTGTTGGTTGCGTTTGACAAACGTGGAACATTTATAATAGAAGCACCATCGGAGGTACTTAAGTTGCCAGATACAATATTGCCAATTACGTGGCCGCCGGGCTGGTAAACTTGAGCGGCCAAAACTGAGCCGGATAGAATGTTATAAGCCATACAGTGCTTGCTCCTTTACTTTAATTAGAAGACAAACCAATTGCTTCCATTAGAATAAAGGTTAATTGCTGGTAGCGAGCCAGTCATCACATACGAAGTACTATTGTCAATTTTTGCGGCGCCTGATGACAGTTTAATGTGAATACTACCGGTGCCGCGGCTGGGCATTTCATCTTTGATCACCAATAGGCGGCCGGTGTTTGAACCGGAGGGCGGAGGTAGTGACATCGTTGGATTGTTTGCTTTTACTATCCCTATAATATAATCCGCCGATTGAATAACGTACGGAGTTGCGTTAACTTGGGTGTAATTGCCGCCAAATCCGCGTACGCGAACGGACTCGTCATGAGCCGATGCGCTTAAGATGTAGCTGCCGGTACCAAAACCAACCTTTGAGACTGCCAAGCTACCGGTCCGAATATGGACATCGTCGTTTGTGTTACCGAAGAAGGTCGAACCTGTAGTGCCAATCTGGGTGATGTTTGCTATATGATAGCTGCTCGCTGAGATGGCGCCAGTAACGATGAGCGTGCCGGTTAAGTATAAGGTGTGACCAGAGCGGCCGGGCGTGCCTCCGGATGTAGAACCGGTATAATATGTCAAATAAGCGGAGCCAGTGGTGGCGCCACCTGATTCTGTAACGAACTGGATCGAGTGTGCCGGGCCGGCGGAGCCAGAACCCGAGCCTCCCTGATCTGAACAGTTTACATATGCCCAGCCGAACTGTGCCATATTATCCTACCCCTAGCGAACCTGACCAACTGTGACCCAAACTACCGCTAGCGCTGCGAGGAAGAATGTTCGTGAGGCCGGCTACAACATGCATGTCATCTGAACCAGCAAGATAAAGATGAGACACTTTAACTTGTATGCGTGCAACTCCGGGACCGCTGGAGCCTGACGCTGGGACCGAAAAATAATTCTTTCCAGTGTGAGCTATATTATCTGTTGCTGCGTTTTTGTACGGCAAATTACCAACCCCAAGGTGTGAAAATCCAACTTTGCAATCATTTTCGTTATCGTAGTTATATACTTCCAGCCACTGAGTGACATAAGGAAACTCCACCACCTGCGTAGCTGAGCTTGCATCGATATTTGCCTCGGCGAATGGTGCGCCACTGACTTGATACGCACCGACATGGTTGATGCCCGGTATCATGTTCCAACTATTAGCCATTAAAAATCTCCTAATTTTACGTTAATACAATATAAATAGTCTCTATTTTTTTCTATTGCGTCTTTCTTGTGCTCTTATTCTTTTTCGCTCTTCTCTCTTACGAAGTCTTTCTGCCTTAAGGCGCTTTTGTTTCTTCGCTTCTGAAGGCTTTTTGTATCTTTTACGGTCTTTAATCTCTTCGACAATCTTTTCTTTTTTTGTTTTCTTGATAAACTTTCTTATCATCTTATCGTGATTGCCTCGACATTCCTTTGAACTGACGATTACGTTAGCTTTTTTTCTACTTTTAGCCATTTTTCTACTTCATCGCTCGCCAGATCTTAGAAGCGTCACCGACCAAAGAACTTATGTTTACACCCGAATCAGCCGGGTCGCCTAAGTCAACTGAACCTGCTTTGGGAGATGCTGCTTCGTAGCTGTTCATCGGAGCTGTGCCTTCAAACAAGTCAACGCCATTATACGCATCCGAACCAATCGAATCCATAAGTTGGCGTCGGTACTCATTTATTTGTTTTTTAGTGTTTTTGGCTGTAGCCACGCGGGACTCTTTTCTTACAACTGGTGTTGGGGCCGGTGTGCTCTCGGATAACACTGAGGCGGCACTTAAGCCCGCGGCAACTTCACTTACCACACTAGAAAGCAGCCCTTCTTCTATCAATATTTCATTGATGCACTCTTTCACTAGTGGCTTTATAATCTTCTTTAAATCATTTTTTTTCATCGTTCACCAGTTCATCAATTAAGATGTCATTCATCAGACGGTTAATCTTGTCTTCTTTCGTCATTATTTTGTTTTGAAAGTTTTTGGATTCTTGCATCATAAATGCATTAGGTGTCGATGGTTCAGACACAAAATCAAAACATATGAGTTGAAAGTCATCTTCAACAATGGTGACATCTTTTTCTTCTCTTACTGAACCCATGCCGCGGGATGAAATTCCCATTTTACAGCCACCAATAACTAATTCTTGCAAAATTTTGCCGGCTGGGGTATTCATTACTTGAACCTTGCCCATAGCCACATTGCCATCCATCCAAATCTCAGTGACTCGATGGGATACTCTCTCCAAAGAAACAACATTGTTTTCGGGGTGGTCCAGTTCGCCCAGTGCTCGGTGTTCTGAAACTAATTTCTTATAGCTGTTTACTTCTCGTATGATAACTTCAGGCGGGTACATTCTACGGTTGCCGTTTACGACGCCACCTTCTTGAAGTTTGCCAGTCAAGATCATGCCACCTTCAGCAACAAACTTCTTCTCGGCTTCCGTTAGCAGATCTTGGCATACTCCGCCTTCACATAGCTCGTAATATTCTCTTAAAAGTTTCTGACCCATAGCTAACTTCCCTTACAACAGTGGCGCACTGGTTGCAACATCCATTTGGTGATCCATATATCGATATTCATTTTGTAGGCACCTCAGAGGTTTGAGAGCCCTGCCGTTGGACATCCTTAGAACGATTGCGGAACCTATTAGCAAAATCAAGATAAGTTCTGATTTTTTCAGACTGTGTAAAATCTTTCTCGTTTGCGTTCTCGATCATGGTGAGTACTCCCTCAAGAAAAGGAACTAATTCGCTATAGTCATCAAGTTGTTGTATTTGGGTCATAAGCATAGCCTGCATTCTTTCGAGCGTTACAGCTACAGTTTGTGGTACCTTGTTTTCGGGCGGTGGTTCTGGCGCTTCTTTTAAAGCCGTAGCGATCTCTTCGTTCAATATTTTTCTAAGTTCGGATTTTGTTATAATCATAATTTGTTTACCTCTGTTTTTTGAAAATTTATTCCTTCGTCGCCGAAGATTATGTTTAATACGTACGATGTTCCCGACGACAGCCACCCAAGAAGGAAGAAATTTAACACGGAAACGTCAAAATTAAATAGTTCTGTAAATGGAGAAAGTAACATCAAAAGCCAGCCAACATGAAAACCCATGCACATGGGGCAGTGAAAAACCTTGCCATATCCGCCTGCTGCTTCTTTTGAGGGTCGTAGCCTGTTTAGCATCGGCATGTCGCTATATACTAGTATTTGAGTGAGCCCGTAAGCGCATAATATAAAAGTTATTAAGTCCATTTTTTGCCTATATCGTATACATGTAGTTAGATGAGTAAGTGTCTCGGATGTACCCGGGCTGTATCGAACCTTTCTTGGTGCTCTGTGGCACTTCGCCAAGCTCTGTAGAATGTGTGTTGTCGGGGTTAGCTAACGCACTATCATCCATTGCCACAATAGCCTCAAGAGATTCAAAGTATGGTCGCTCTTCGTCAATAAATTTAGAGATATTTAGGAGAGCCATCTTTGAAGGTAGGGCAGCTTCGTCCGTAGACGTTTCTAGGGTTGCCTCGAAGGCTCCGAAAAAAGAACCCCCTTGAATACTTTCCGGCACAACGATGCCTTTGTTTTTGAGTCTCTCAAAGAGTCTATTTTGGGCGCCATATACCAAGTCATTTAAGGTAATCTTTGGAAACGCTATAACTTTATTTTTTTCTGGTGAGACAATAATATCGATATCGCCATGATCAAAGATCATAAAATCCCCACTTAAGCTCTTTCTGATATCAAGCTCCAATACAACTTCTTGTGGCTTGGATTTTGAACCAATACTAATCTTTATTGACATCTTCGCTAAGCTCCTTCACAAGTTTCTGAGTTTTCATTATAGTAATAAGAGTACTGTCCTCTAATTGACAAAGCTTGAATTCTTCTAATTTGTTTAGTATTCTTTCGGCTTTGTCAGTCATGTTGGCATCGATGGTTGGTGCCTTGTCAGTAATTGCTTTGGATATTTCAGTTTTAAGCCTGGTAATTTCTTCATTTAGAAACACTTTTAGTTCTAATGCATTATCAGAAAAGGATGAAATATAAAACCCTAACAATTCTTTCTGCTCATTGAGCAGGGTGCTATCATATTTATCATTAAATTTATTCAAAAAGATCTTAAAGGTAGATTCGTCTATAGTCTTCTGATCTGGGTTGCCTGCATCAACTTGTTTTGCGCTCATTGAATCAATCAATTGAGCTTCAAGCATTACTTGTCTTTTCGGACTTAAGCGACCAGAAAAAATTTGATCTATCGTAGCTAAATTTTTATAATTTGGAACAAAATTGTTGAAGACCTCTGTGTCCACTTCCTTGTTGATATCAGATATCATTTCACTTTGTTTCTTAAAAAGATGATCGGGTGTGATCATCTTTCTTCTGAACTTTGATTCTGTAATAATCCTTGCGCAAGTTTCTGGGCTAAGGTTTTGGTTTTCGTATAACGACCGATAGCAATCTAAATCTTTTCTTAGAATAGAATCTCCGTTAAAATACTTTTTAATTAAATCTACTACTTTTGTATGCTTATCGGTTTCATTTTTTAATATAGCAACAGTAGCTTCTTTAATTAATGCTTCATAAACAAACGCGGTGTTGCGTTTTTTATTGTGTTTAGTCTTCATTTTTTTGCTCCGTTATTGTGCTTGTCTTGGTTTCCAGTTCCAAAATTAAATCTCTGACTGAGTGGTTGACTTCAAAAAGTTTATCTTCTTCTGTGCGTTCCCTCAAATTATAAATAGAAGGAACTTCGTTATAATCACTTTCCGTAGTTATACCGTTAGCATAGCCGGTGGTTTTTACTAGCGACATTATGTCACTAAGGCCCGGCACTGTTTTTCTCGGATCATGGGTTCCTGCAGCTCTACTGAGGGATACCTTCCGGCGGCCTTTGTTATTGTAATTAGAGCCATCACGCTTTGGAAAATATTCTTTCCCTTTATCATTGGGAGTTCTTTGAGCCTTATTCTTACGGCGAAAGTCTCTGTTTCCAGGAGGGACAGCGACCAGTGCGGAGTCACTGCCCGAATCAGCAGGCGCGCCGGCGGCGTCAGGCGCGGGGCCACTATTATCGGGAAGCGCGGTGTCTGCCTCACCGGGCGTAATTTCCATTGGACCTCCACCACCGGCGGGAGGCATGTCGGAGCCTAAGCCCATGTCGGCTCCGCCCGGGCCCATCGCGGTAGCTTCTGCAACTGCCTGGAGCGATGCGTCATGTTTTCTGTCGTAATACATTTCTCGCTGGTTTCTTGCAAACTCTTCGGTTGACATACCAAAAACATGATCTGCCACCCAACGTCGTGAAAAGTATCCTTCCGTCGCTGAACCAGCAATATCAAATTTCTGTTTCCAATGCTCAAGTTCTTGAAGCTCGGCAATCTTGGAAGGGTTATTGAGCGCCAAATTAAAACTCAGTAAATCATCGCCGCGGAATCCAAGAGTATACAAATGAATGATTCCGATCTTAGTTAGCTCAGAAACCAACACTCGCTGCAGTCTTTGGATGGTGCGTGCGAACCTAATATCTTTTTGTGCAAGTGTTGTCTTATCTTCTTCCCCACCTTCACCCATTGTTAAATACGACTGGGGAATCTTGAGAGCGGAAAACAATTTATCTCGAAGATATTTGACATCATCAATTTGGGTAGTGTTAGTGCCGCCGGCAAGGTTTTGGATATCGGTCACAGAGCCCGGGCGTACGGGAATAAAGTAATCTTCCTCGATGCTCATTGGATTATAGCGTAAGTCAACTCGACCGGTATCTTTGTTAATAACCGAATGTCGTTTAAGTTGGGTTACAATTTTTTCCATATATTGTTCAACATCTTGGGGTGGTATGGCGCCAACATCGATTTTGAAAACGCGCCTCTCAGAAGACCGCACAACTCGATAAGCCATCATGGCATCTTCAGCCAACGTAAGTTGGCGCCAAATGCGGCGGGCAGGCTCTAAAATCGAAGTTCCATATGGCGCATATTTGTCATGCCCTAATATTCTAAAGTGTGCTATCTGCCAATTTTCAAAAGTCATGGCAGCAGAATTCCACTGATATTGTACATAATTTGGGTTGGTGGAATCTTGGCCTTCTAAGCGCTCAATTTCTGGTGGAGGAAGCGCTATTACAGATTTGACACCAAACTTTTCGTCAATGTCGAGGTAAAGGAAAAAGTCCCCATATTTGCACATAGTTCGCGCCCAGCCAAATAAGTTATACTGTAAGTTTAAAATGTTGTCAAACAGTATATCTAACACGGCTCGTATCTCTTCGTTTGCGCATTTAATCTTCAACATCGGACTAAGGCTTGAGAAGGTTGTCATCTCGTCTGCATAGATGTCCATGGCCGAAGCTATTTCCGGCATGTACTCCATTTGATCGAAATCGACATATCTTTCGTTTCTACGTTGACTTTGGATTGCATTTGTTGCAATTGTGTCTAATGGGTTATAAAGGGTCTTTTTAAATTGCTGGCCCGAGGCGGACTTGAATCTAGCAGAAAATTTATCGAGGTGTTG